GCTCTCGTGAACGGCATGGAAATCCTTCAGGAGAACATGGCCGACGTGGTGCTGGCTCTGGACAACCAGGGCTGGAACCCGATGGGTGAAGACCTCGATATGTCCGAGGTTCCCCTGTACACGATCAAGAAGACCTCCCGCACTACCCGTGCCCTGCTGGTCATCAACCCCCTTGTCAAGCGTGGCATGTCCGTCCGCAAGGCGTACATCTGGGGCAGCGGCGTCGAGTTCAAGGGCTTGGACCTCAAAGACACGTTCATCAAGTCCCCCAATGCCCAGAAGTACCTCATCTCCCCCAAGGCGTGTGCTGAGATGGAGGACTGCCTTGGCACGGACGGCAACTACTTCCTGCTGGCCACCAAGGGCGCGTTCTACTCCAAGCGCGGGCTCATGCGGCTCCCCCTGATCCAGATCACCGGCACGGTCTCGAACCCGGACAACCACGAGGAAATCTTCTTCTACCGCCGTGAATGGCTCCATGTGGTCAACAGTGCCGACACCGAGGCTGAGACCTCCATCATGGTGATCGAGTACGTCCCGGCCATCGACTACGACATGCAGGCCAGTGGCAAGCCGCGCATGATCCGGGGCTACCCGGTGAACTACAACTCCGTCGTTGCACACCACGCGGTCAACAAGCAGACCGGCTGGAAGTGGGGCATCCCTGACATCATGCCCGTCATGTTCTGGGCCAAGGCACACAAGGAGTTCCTGGAGAATCAGGCCACGCTGGTCAAGGCGTACTCCCAGTTCGCTTTCAAGGCCACACTCCCCACCCGCACAGGTGCCGGAGCCGTTGCCACCAAGGTGGCCGCACAGCCCTCCCGAGACCCATTCACTGGCGAGTCCAACGGCGTGGGGAGCACCTTTGTCGGCGCTGGCGGTGCCACGCTGTCCTCGGTGGGCCGCACGGGCGGCTCGGTGGACTTCAAGGCGGGGCTCCCACTGGCAGGGTACGTTGCCGCTGGCCTGAACGTGCCACTGAACGAACTGACCGCCGATGCCGGGGACGCCAACCGCTCCTCCGCTGAGACCCTTTCGGACTCCAATGAAAAGGTCATGAAAGCGCGGCAGGATGAGCACAAGAGGTTCCTCTCCGGTGTGCTGGAATACCTCGGCTACCCGGACATCGACGTGATCTTCCCGCCGATTGCCATGGAAGCTGTCTACCGCCAGATTCAGTCCATTCAGCAGGCTGCAGGTCTGAACGTCATGTCGGACAAGGAAATCCGTGAACTGCTCCTGAAGGCGTTCGACATCGACACCGATGACGGGATGCCCACCGAGGACCAGATGAAGAACCTCCTGCTCTCCATCACGCTCGCGGGTGAGCAGGCTGCTGAGCAGAAGGCTGCAGCCCAGAAGACAGCTGACCAGACGGCAATGGGCGGGGCCAAGAAGCCTGACAGCAGCATGAAGTCCTACGGTGACAACTCGTACCGCAAGGACGCCACAGACGCCGCGCGCTCCGGGGCTAAGGGCTAGGCCATGCTGGCCGGTCAGATCGGGCTGGTTCGCCACTCCGAACACTGGGTGGGCAAGACTGTGGAGTGGGCCACTGACTCCACAGCTTGCCACGTCGTGGTCTTTGTCTCCGAGACCGAGTGCGTGTCCGCTGAACCTACCCGCGTGATCCTGCGAGACCCTGCCAGCTTCCACTCGCTGGAGGTCTCCAGGTTCGAGCTGACGGACGATCAGGTTCACGCCATTGTCATGAGCGCTCGGGGGATGATCGACAAGCCCTACAACACGGCGGCGATCTTCTGCCTGCTGATTTCCAAGCTCACCAGTGTGCCGATCCCTCGGGTTGTCGTGGCATGGCTGGAACGTCGCCCGAATCTCGATTGCAGCCAATTGACGGATATGGCACTACTCGCTGGCGGGCTGCGCCTGTTCCCACATGATTCCGTGCTGGTGGTTCCCGGCCATTTCGAGGCTTATTACCGCGCGCAGGGCTGGCTGAGTGAGCAGCAAGTTGTAAACCCTGTTTAGTAGGTCTGTATTTTCCGGTCAATAAATACACAACTGATAAGATTGTGTCTAAGACGATTGGAGTTTCCCTGTGACCATTATGCAAATCACTGAGGCAGGTGCGCTTGCACCGGCTCAACTGACGGGCAAATCTTGGCGAATCAAGATCATCGAGGGGGATAAAAAGGGTTCTTCCGCCTATTACCCCAAAGAAGCCCTGCAAGAAGGCGCTCCACTTTTCAAGGAAAACACCAAGATTTTCCTGAACCACCCCACGCAGGATGACAAATTCAACCAGCCGGAACGCCGGGTGCAGGATATTGCCGGGTACCTCACTGAGGGCGCGACTTACGAGGGTAAAGACCTTTATGGCAACGTGACATTCCTCCCCCAGTACCAGGAAATGGTCAAGGAACTCGCTGAGCGCGGTCTGATCGGAATGTCGATCCGCGCCGAGGGTGAAGTTTCCGAGGCATCTGGCACCAAAACCCTCACCAGATTCACCAAGGTCCACTCCATTGATGTGGTGACCGAGGCCGGTGCCGGTGGTGGATTCATCAAATTGCTCGAATCCGAAAAAGTTTCTGCGCCCGAGAGTGGTGCAGAGTCCCAAAAAGAAAAGGAATCTCTCATGGAGAACGAAATTGTTGAGGCTCTGGCGACTCTCAAAACTGAGTTGGCCACCGCATTCGCAGACCAGCTGGCCGAGGCCCTGAAGCCCTTCGCCAAGAAGGACGACAAGAAGAAGGCAGACGCCGAGGATGCCAAGGACGGCGGCGCTGATGACGACGAAGAGAACGCAGATGGCTCCAAGAAAAAGAAGCCCGTCGTCAAGGAGTCCGCTTCCTTTGCAGACATTGACAAGGCACTGACCGAGGCCAAGCTGCCCTCCGCTTCCCGCACCTCGGTTTTCGCTCTGGTTGAGGCTGGCGCTGACCTGAAGGAAACCGTTGACGCCGAAGCCGCCAAGGTGAAATCCATTCTCGAAGAAGCCGACCATTCCTTCAAGGGTTATGCCCACGATGAAAAGGGCGCAAAGAGCCTGGAAGAAGCCACTGCCGGGATTATTGACAACCTTTATGGAATCAAGGCAGTAAACGGCAAGTAGTTTTTCGCGGCAATTCTCCCGAATTGCCAATGCGGTATTCTTGTATTAGCGATGAAAGGTGCCAATAATGGCAAAGAATGAAGTTTTCAAAGACGCGGAAGGGCTTTCCCTCCCCGTCGCAACCGGGGTAAAGTCCGGTACCCCCCTCCGCCTCGGTATTCTGAATGCTGTTGCCCAGACAGATGAAGGTTCAGTAACCAACCTGAATTACGTCTTTGCCGGAATTGCACAGCCCACTGGCGGTATTGGTAACGCGGCTGGCTTCGCCACCGTAAAGACCACGGGTGCATGGAGTGTGCCTGTGGCGGGCGCGCTCAACGTCGGTGACCCGGTGTTCTACCACCCGCAGATCGGCGCTCCCGTCCTGACCCTCGGAGTGACTTCAACTGCGGGTGGCACACTCGCAGCCGCGACGTACTTCTGGAAAGTCACCGCGATTGACGCTGGCGGCGAAACCGTTGGCTCCAACGAGGTCACGGCTACCACGACCGGTGCTACTTCCTCTCAGCCGCTTTCTTGGCCTGCTATCTCGGGTTCGACTGGTTTCAAGGTCTACCGGGGCACAGCTGCTGGTGCTGAGAGCACTCTGGTTGCGACTCTGGGCAACGTCACCAGCTACACCGACACTGGTGCAGCAGGAACCGCAGCCACCGTCCCAGCCGCCAACACGGCTACTGCCGCTGGCCTGACAACTACCTCAACGGGCAACTTCGTCTGGGGTTCCGCTCTCCGCTCCAAGACTGCCCCGGTAGCCAGCGTAATCGTCCGCATCATCAACTCCGGCCAGACCGTCGCTAGCGCGTAAGGAAAATGACTATGGAACTTGTACTCCCCAAGCACATCGAGGAGACCGCCAAGATTTTCGGTGACGCTCTCCACGGTGACTTCCGCGCACGCGGCATCATCAAGTCCGTCGTTGACGGTCAGCTCTCTGAAGCAATTTCCAGCTCTGACTTGGCGCAGACGTTCGCTTTTGTGAACGCCGCTGCTCTCCAGGCTCAGTACGCGACGCTCCCCACTACGTGGACCGAGTTCGCCAAGCGGGATATCTT